GGATCATCTTCTGCGCGCCCAGCAAATCATTGCTCTCAACTAGCGTTTTGATCATCTTCTCTTGTTCATCCGTGAACTGGACACCGGCACGACGCAAGGCCCCCATCGACTCGACCGGGGCATTTAGCGCCTTGCCTAGCATCATCGTTGCAGATTTTAAATCCATTCCAAACACAGTAGCCATATCTTGCGCCGCCTCGATCGTTTGCGGAAACACATCATGGCCGATGTTCCTAAACGTCGCTAACATCGCCATTGCGGATATTGTGAGATCGTCGCCGAACATTGTCGTTTCTTGCAACCTGGACGCCATGTCCTGCAGTTCCCCGGTTGTGTATCCAACGGATCCTCCGGTTGCTTTCAAAACAGAATTTAAGTTTGTTACCTGCAATTCATAATCGGCCCAATCGTTTATAGACTCACGTACAAACTGGTCAATTTTTTGGAACGCCTCTTTCGCAATTTGCGCAATCGCAGTAAACCCAGCACTAGCCGCACCGATCTTGAGAGCGAATGAATCCATATTTAATTTTGCAGATTCAGTATTTACCGTTAAATCATACTCTACTTTCTCTGCCATCCGGCTCTCCTATTTTTCTGATACTCCGCTTCTGCTTCCGCTAATGCGTCAAGCTTCCACAGCACAATCTGCGGCCAATCACGCCATCCCGCCTGATACGGTTGTCCATATCTCTTGAACCGATAGTAATCATATACAACGGTAGCCCACTCAAGAATGATCTCTTTAATGTCACCCCTTCGTATGATCACATCGCCTATCACCATCTCTCGATCAACCTCTCCCTCTTCAACTTCATAATCCGCCCATCCTTCAACGATTAAAAGATAGGCGGTTTTCAGTTTTTTAAGTCTGGCCTGTTGTTGCGAGTAATGAACTCAATGACAGCTTCCTGATATAGCTCCATCATCGGATATGCGAGAAAATCCCGTGCAGTTTTCACCTGCTTCCCGTTTACTTCAAGCCCTTCGATCGATATCACCGATGACTCGAAAATCTCACGATCTTTATAGTTCATCACGATTCGGGCTTTCTCTCCTTCTGTTACGATTTCTTTCTGCAGATACCGCCCCCATTCTGATGCTGATAAATATCGGCAGTGAAATATCACCGGAGAACTATCTTTGTCATTGCCCCGCCATTTCGGAACCCAATCATAGAACTCTTCAAATAATACTTTCATTACGGCGTACCATCCTCATAATTAAGTTGACCTGCAGCATCAAAACTGAACTGCACTGATACTTTGCTGGCTACCTGGCTTCTTACAGACGCACTCCTAAGTACACCCGATCCATACCAGTAAGAACTTGTTCCGGTTTTCAAGTTCAAGAGCACCGCCGCCAATGTTCCATCCTCGAATTGATCAAGCAGTGCCGCTTGCATCGTATCCGACCTATCGAGAGTCCCGGATATATCTGCCGTCCAGTCCCGGAACACATTCACCCTGACAGGCCCAGAATCTCCATATGCTGTAACCTCCTCGTTTTTCGTGCTCAGGTTTAAAGTCCACGAATCGATGAAAGTAACAGTGCTTCCGCCTATTACTACCCCGCCATCTTTCCCTAATGTAGCCGCCATAGAACCTCCCTAACTAACTACAACAATCCTTGCTCTGATTATAGCACCAGCGCCCGATCCTGCCAACGGCCAATCATCAACGCTGATCGTATCTGATACTGCATCTTTACACGCAGTCTCAATTGCGGTTATACATGCATCAACAACCGTCTTCAATGCTGTCACCGAATCAGTCCCACGGTTTGACATGCAAATAAACTCAAGTTCAATTTCTTTCTCAACGCTACTCGATTCATACCAAGTATCCAATGTCCGCACCGTATTCTGATTCGCAACAATCACATCTCCAACCGCCTGTAAAGCGGTAAGATCGCCATCGCTTACTACGGTATAAGTGGCCGACAAACTCGATACAATCGACTCAAAAATGGTTCGCTCCCATCCCATACTATCCCCCTAGCAATTCTTTCAGTACATGCTCAAGATACTCTTTCATAACCGGACGGTACCTTTTAACAACCGGCCACAAATATGACCGCTTCGGAGTCTTCCTACCTCCAAACTCATGCACCGCAGCATATTCGGCATTACTGTTTACTTTAACACCAACTGATACATTGCCTTTACTAAACGCCTTCCGTTTTAACGATCGTCTCAAATATCCTGTATGCGGTTGCAACGTGGCATTTTCTTCACTGCCTACTCCTCTCGGCATTTTCGGCCCACTTAAATGCTCAAGCATCGATTCGCTGATTATTTTCCCGCCGATCTTTAAGAATTCCTTCTCGATCTCGGTATTCATGCTCTTGGAAGCTTTATTTATTCTTTCCTGCCACTCTTCCGGTTTCATCTGCTTTTATACTTCTCTATACACCGCTTCACGATATCGTCTACTTCATCTTTTACCGTAATCGATCCGCCGCCTGAAAAACTTGCAACCGATTCTAAGTTTTTCGCCCACTTGTCGAACATCCTCCGTATCAGATAGAGCGCACATATCTTGATGTCATCCGGCACTCCATTGATCCCGCCTTTGTATACAACCTTAACCTCGCACAGTTTCGCAAACTCAGCATCAAAAACAAGAATCCCAATCTCTTTGTCAAGCATATAATCATCGCTACTTATCCCGTCTCCATTGATGGTTAAGCTGGTTATGCTTACAACCGGCCACTGCTTCAAGAGTAACACCCTCCCGGTATCAAGATAATACAGTTCTGTCTTTTCCGATTGCGAAAATGGCCTTCCGACTTCACCAAGGATATACTCGGTAACAAAGTTGATCAATAAAGTAAGCATATCGTCATAATCATCATAATCTTCTGCTATCTTTACCTTGCAGTATCCTTTTGCTTCATCGAGTGTAACCAGCGCATCTGCTCGTATCGTTACAGCCATATCATCCTCCTATTTGAGATATACAATCTCTCCCGGCTTAATCGGAACATTGTAGTTGCATTTTGAGCACAATCCGCTGAACTGTCCTTCCGAATGTTCGATCAATTTAAACAGCCGATTTTTGTTCACCACCAAACTTGACAAATCGTCAACATCAAAAACGTTCCCAAAATTAGTTGCCTGATAAAAATCGTGGTTACATGATACCACTTTCCCGCTAGGCATAATAACAAGCATAGAAAGATAATCGCAGACAATCCGATCCTTATCTTTCTGCCGGAACAGCTCAATGGTTTTGTCTTCTTCCATCTGATTATCGTATTTATACGATACCCGTATTCTCCCCGGAAAATCATCAAATATCTGAATCAAGTTTTTCTCTGTGCCTTTGTTTTCTTCATAAATTAGACAGTGGATTTCCGCTGCCCTGAGTTTTTTTATATCTTCATATAATCGCTTAACATTAGATATCGTCTTGTCAAAATCAAGCCCGGTAATCCGTTCATAGGTCTCTTTCGTCCCGCCATTGAAAGAGATAATCAGCAAGTCAACATCCGGTACTTCGTCCATCTTCCCGGAGTTCGGTGTCAAAATGGTAAACTTGTCTCTTTTCTTAATGATGTCAAGCAGCTTTTTTTTATCCGGATAATTAAACAAATCGCCGGTTCCGTTTAGCAATATCCGGCTTATTAAACTCGAGTTATTAAGTTTCTCCCATAGTTCTTCAAACCGTTCTATCGGCATATCCTCTTCCGGCAACGTCCATACTGGACATGTCATACAATGTGCATTACATCGAGTAGTTACAGTTATCTTTGCATCCACTGACTATACCCCTCCTGCACAATTTCCATAAACCTTTGTGCGCTTTTATCCCAGGTGATATCCTTCCTGATCCGCTCCGCTGCTCTCTTCCCCTTCTCAAGTGCAGTATCGTAATCTTCATAAACCTGTACCATCCTTCGTACAAGATGATCAACGTCTGCGCTTGCTGCCTTTGTCGCAAGGTCAACTCTCCACCCTTCCGGTGTCGGCGTCATCGCTTTTATCCCCGCCATTGTAAACTTGAGAGGGTACCCTTCTTTCCCGGAGATAAAATCAACCTGCCCACCCCATCCCGTATAAATGCACGGCAACCCGGTTGCCATTGCTTCAGCTAGTGTTAGCCCGAATCCTTCCCCCATCGTCGGAAACAGAAAACAATGCGCCGTATGATACAGTCCCGCCAATTGATCTACAGGAAGGTCTCTTGTATCAACCACTGCATTGTCTGCCGTAAATATCCGTTCTCTTGGCATCTTTTGATATATCGCTTTACCGTCTTTATATCCAATGATCCGCTCTTGATTGTCAGTCAATTGTGTCGTCTTCATGATCAACCGGCACTTGTTGCCGATCTCTGGATACTCATTCATAAACTTTCCCCACGCAACAATCGTGTGTACGTATCCCTTCCTCTCGTTCGATGCGCCAACCCATAAATACGTAAACGGGAACGATTTTTCCCGCTTCTTATATACAAACCTTTCTACATCGACACCTTCCCAGCAAATATGGATCGGCTTGTCGGTGTACTTCTTGAATAGCCGTTCATTCTGTGAAGACGGAACAACAATTAAATCGGCGTCATTAACTTTCGGAATCCAGTTGTTCGGTATCTCAACGCACTCATACATCGTATAGAGCACATTAAACATATCCCCTGTTTTTTTCTTTACTCGTTCGTAATTACCGGCCGGTATAATGGTAATCGCAACATCTGCATGCTCTTTATCTTCTACGATCTCTACTCCCATCTTTTCAAGCGCTGCCCGCAGGTTTTTTTGATGAACTGTATATCCGTATCCAATACCCTTCAACTGCAGGACGTTTGCCCAATATAATTTCAGGTTTCTTTTAACTTCCACCGTTCCAGCCTCCGCCCACAACTCGGGCATTTATTTTTTGCTTGCTCCCCAATAAAGACACGGTGGCACCGTGTACATCTGTAGACAGTAGCCACCGATTCTTTTCTATCTTCTGGCATAACAAACCGATACCAGAAGGTGGCCTTATAGCCACCTTCATACTTATCGCTCATGTCGCTGCCGTTACAATTCGGCCGTAATATCCAGGCAATGCATGCGCAAACGCCCACCGGGTGAACATCAGGAACATCGTCTGGTACTTCGTGGACTTGGAATAAGGATCGACAAATAGTCCAACGTTTGCGAGACGTTCTCCTATCCAGAATCCCCTCAAGTCTCCAAAGACTATAAATCCTTTCCCAGGAGCACTCACAGAAGGCGCCTGCTCCGGCATCCTTACCGGGAAGCCAAGCAACTGAAGCGGGGCCGCCATCACCATGGACGGTATAAAGAGTAATCTACCTTCGCTATCTTTCAGTCCATACAGATACGTCCATGCCGGCGACCGGTGAACGTAAAACTTCGCATTCCCAAGCCGACTGGAAGGTATCTTTGAGATAATACCGCGCAAATCTGACTCTAGTATCGAACTGAAGTTGGTACTTCCCGAACTGAATACTTGAGAGTATCCAGCAGAACTGAACACCGATGAACAAGGACTACCAGTACCCATGAAGACAGCAGAATCCACCTTCTGCCCGATTGCCTCAGTGAACTGCGCAAGCAATACCCCTACGATCCCGCCCGGAACCCCGGTATCCTGTACCAACTCGTTAGAGGATACAGAATATCCATCCATCCTCGATGCGGTGAGAGTAACCTGGTCAAACGTCGGCTCCGCCTCTGTCGCAGC